AATAAGAGTTGTTCTTCATCGTATTTAGTTCTACGAAGTCTACCACTCATCTCACCATCCATCGAACCATTCTTCTTCGCCATTTGTTCAGCATAATAATTATGCCTTCCATAGTCATCTATAGATTTGATTGCCTTAGAACCACTTGTTGATAGTTCCGATATTCTGATTTCTTTATCTAATGCCATTATTCATTTACTTCAAATATATAATCATCATCATGATATTCTGTAGAACCACTTCGTTCTATTTTCACTTCTACCTTATAACTTCTGTTTACCTCAAAGTTTGTTAAATCTAATTTAATCCTACTTTTATTATCATAGGTACTGATTTTAGAATAATCACCATAAGGAATAATGATATCATTGCTTTCATTATCTCTAATTTGGTAGAATGATGATGTTGGAAGTAAACTGCCTGTGGAGTATCCGAATGTATTACTAAATGTTTTTTGTGGATACAATTCTCTTGCGAATACCTCTATATCACCTCTCCAACCACGTTTATAAGATTTCTTTAATCGTTTTAATGATACTTTGTATTCCTCTGCTAGTGCGGTTAATGAACCTGTCTCATATTGACTATCATCCCACCCTATTCTAATTTTTGGTTGATATATTGTATGAGTTTCTTTACTAAAGAATTTTATTTGTCCATAATCAGTATCGTTATCTTCATTTGAAGATTGATGCTTTATGATAAATCCTTCGTTTGTAACCCCATCGGTTATCCAAAATGAAAGTGATGAAGATACATCTACTATTAAGTCTGATGAGTCGTATTCATATGATTGAGTTACTTGAGAACCAGTGTACCACATTCCTCCTTTTCCATCATTAGAACCAGTAGCACTTCCGCTATTAGGTACATCTGTTGGTAACCAATTTGAACCACTATCTCTATAATCCCAAGTTACTCCATCAATTGAAATATCATCAAACCTAGTACCTACTCCCATTTCCCAACTTTGTGATACTGGGTTTATTTCTAAGGAATATGCTAATGGGATTTCCGATGGTTCGGTTTCTCTCATTACTAATTCTGCAGCACTCATCGTTACATTTCCAGTAGCTAAACTTTGTGATAGTGTGTTTATATCAAATTTAACTAAGGAACGAGCTACATCTTTTAACGAACCATAATAAACTTTAGACACCTCTAATATCTCATCCAGCCCAGTATTCTGAGTTGGTTGTTGTTGAAATATGGATGCATCTTTAGATGCTGTTAAAAAATAATACATTATACAACTCTCCCTCTTATATCTTTATCTGGATATTTAACCTCAAACACACACGGGTCTAACGAAGGATATATTTGTTTATTCTTCGTTGCTGCCAATATATCGTATGAATTTGGTGAATATCCTGAAGCTGCTATACAGTAGTTCTTAAATTCAGTTTTTACAACTGATTGAACTCCTTCTATATTTCCTATTAACATTTCTACATCTCCAATATTAATTGGCATGTTGAATGTCCACTTATCAATTTCAAAGAAATCTTTAAGTTGGGTAATACAATTAGCTAATACTTCTCTTTTATTATAATCTCTATATACTCTAATTTCAAAATCTAAACCAATGTTTATTACGAATCCATCTTGTAGATTTATTCCATCAGTTAAAATTCTATGCTCATTTAAATAAGTCTTTATATTTTCTTTAACTGCTCTATTTAACTCAGTTAATTTTTTACTTGAATTATATCCTAACACATATAAGTTTACTGCGAAAGGATTATTTTTTTCTTTTACATTTGATTTTTTGTTAGATAAGAATTTTGTTATTGATTCTTTTATCTCACCATCTTCTACTTTACCATCCGAAACAATATCTTGTACTATTTGAGAAAATTCGTTTAGTGCAGTTGGTGATGCTAATACTGATGCTGGTGAATTATCATCTAATTTTCCATCAGCTTGTACAAATGCTTTTGTTACATTACCAAATTTAGTTGGCATCGATAATGCTCTAACTTGATAATCTTTAGCAGTTACTGCTCTATTTTGAGCTCCGAAGTTTGCTATAGCATTCTCTCTAATTTCTTCTAATGTTTCTGCTCCTCTACCTCCCGTTGCAGGTTGGTCGTTATCTACTGCTAATGAATTCTTAACAGTTGTATATAAGTTTATTGCTGTTTGGTCGAATGATGATGCATCTTCATCATACTCAACTTTAGTTATTCTTTTTATTTTATTTGCTGCTACATTTGATGTAACACCACCTCCCACTAAATACTTAACTGTTACTACAGTATTCTTTGGGGATTGTCCATATGATTTTGTCATTAAGAAGTTAGATGGGTCAAATGATGCCCCCAACTTATCTATTGAATTTGGTAATCCCAATCCAACATTTTTAAATGTAGGTATTAATAACTCATCACTCTTTCCACTATCTCCACTACCAAATTGAATAGTTGTAGTTCCATTTGGATTAGTTATAGGTTTAAATCTACGTGGAGTTTTTATTACTTTTAATATAGAGGGTACACTTTCTCTAAATTGAAATAGGTCTTTATCATTGCCTTCTGTATTTGAATATTCTACATATACCATCTCTTGTCCCAAATAAGGAACTTTATAATATTTGTTATTGTTAGAATCTCTTACATCAAATATATCTATTACATTCGTATCAGGAATATCTATTCTTGCATATTCTGATTGTGTTGTTCCAAATGTAATTTCGATTTGTTTTTCTTCAGCTGAAACAACATCTACATATTTTTTTACTAAATAGAATTTTGGATTGTTTGTATCACCATCCCTCTCATATACAGTTGTTTCTCTATCTTGTGCATCTGCAAAATCTAATAAATCCGTTGTTCTGAATTGTACTCCATCAGCATCTACTTCCATTCCTTCTTTAATTCTTAAATAATAATCTGCATCTGGTTCAAATGCTAAATCTCCAGATGAGTTTACATTTGTTAGTCTTCTTGATGGTACTAATTGGAATACACTTAGTTTTGTTATTGCTGGTGATGTTACCTTTGGTCTATATCCCATCATCTTAGATAGTTCAAATATGTTTTCTCTATCTTCTGCGGTAGTAAGTAATGATTCCCTAAGAGTATCATCTATATAGTATCCTAATACATCTCCAATATAAGATGCCATTTCAATAAACATCATCCCCGGAGATGATTCATTAAAATCATTATATGTTGTAGGGAAATAAGTTTTAGTGAACTCAATTAGATTCTCTCTAAAGTCTACAAAATCTTTATTGAGGTATTTTATATCTCTACCTTTGTTCTTAAAATTCTTTAATTGATTATTTAATGCCATCTCTTATTCCTCTACTAAAAATGTTACTGTTCCTAATTTCTGTTGTCCTTCTTGTTTAAATTTAATACTTACACTAGCTTGATTATTATCTGTATATTCTTTACTAACATCTACATTAATATCTTGTACTATTACATATGGCATCCATTTCTCTAATGCTCTATTAATTGTATTTTCAACATCCTCTTCAAATTTCTCTGTAGCTGGGTTGAATAACAAATCATGTATACCACTTCCAAAATCAGGTTGAAACATTCTTTCTCCTTTTTTTGTAAGTAATAAATTCTTTATATTAGATTTAACCTGGTCGAATGTTTGGAACGATTGTCTAAAATACCCCGTATCTCCCCGTTGGATAGGTAAGGTTATACCTACTGCAAAGTTATTAAACTCTTCGGTATCTATTACTATTTTTTTAGATAATTCGTATGCCATAATTAATCCATCCCTGGTCTAAACCTTTGTTTATTACTCATCGCTTTTACTAAAGCGCTATTATCTCTATTTAAAACTTTATCTAATCCAGGCAATCCTGTCTTAACTCCAAGTCCTTGTGGGTTTGCCCCTCGTCCGTTTGGATTCATATCACCATAACCCATTTTTTGAGCCATAGTATCTTTTAATCCTAAACTAGAACCAACTGGTGCTTCTGCTCCCAGTGGAACATTATGTGTACCAAATGTTACAGTCTTATCCATATTTGGTTCTTGTACTGCTGTTTGGTTCAACACTTCATTCAATGCTGCGTTCTTAGTATACTGTACCTTTTCTGCAGTTTGAGTTTGTTTTCTATCATTTTCTAAAACTGATTCAGCTAAAGAAAATGGGTCAACATCCTTAGTTTCTTTTTTAGAAACTTTAGTTTGTTTCATGCGTTTCTTCACCGCTTCCTCTAATATTTTTGGAAAGGTGGTTTTAAGAAATTGTTCTTGCTTCTTTGCAACTTCAACTTCTACAAGTGATTTTATAACTTTTACTAATTTTTTAGAATCCATAATTTTTTCCTTTGTTTACTTATTATAAATATACATTAATTATATTTTACTTTAGAAAGGGATGTTCCAACATCGCTCTCCATCTTTTTCAGGGTTTTGTCCTATATAATAGTTTCCTTCAAATTCTATTACATCTCCAGCATTATATTTTGCACCTTCTTCGTATTCTTTGACTCCTCCAGCAGTATTTGGTGGGGTTTCTCCTAAATTTTGCCAATCTGATTCAATTGATTCATCTTCTCCATCTTTTCCTGCAATAAGAGGAATGCCAGCTGGTATAACATAACCTGACCAACTTATAATACCAGGACCCGGAGCCAAAGATGGGCCAGCTGGATATAATGATGTTGTGTATATCATTCCTTTTAAAGAAAGTAAATGAATCTTACACGATAAAATAAATAATTCTATAAGAAATACCGATTTCATTGTTGGTGGAGTTGGGAATTCAAATGGCCATTCGCCTGGACTGATACAAAGATTTTGTGTTACTGCTATATTCTGTGCAGCTCCTGGCGCTGGAATAACTGGTATTGGGAATGGGTTTAGTGTTGCTCCACTCCAATAACCTTTAACCGCATTACCAAGTTCTTTTATTAATGGGAATAGACCAGAAGTTTGTGCAGATGCTCTGAATAATGTTAATCCTATTAATGTTTCCATTAACTCAGTATTACCTTTTTGGATTGCACATTGATTTATTGTTTGAAACCCCTGTCTTATACACATATCATATTCGGTTGTTATCTTTTTAGCAAACGCATCTGATGTTGCAATCCCTTTCTGGTTTGCCATATACCTTAACATATTAACTCTAAATTTTCCCCAACTCATTATACTGTAAAGTTCTGCGAACTTAAAATTGTTTTTAATCTAGTTTTTATATTAGCAAAAGTTGCAGCGTTTACAGGTGGGCCGGATGGGCCGGCTGGGGTTGGATGTGTCATTTGATTAATAGCATCAATTAGTTCAGATAACAAGTCTACTAAAGTTTCTCCCTTAGCTAACTTTTCTTCTCCAGCTCCATTTCCTAAATGTATTTCACCAGTTCCAGATGTTATTCTAAAATCACTATCGTTTGTAGTAAAAAATATATCATCACCAACAGATACTAACATTCCTTCCTTATTATCTATGGATAATGCTGAATCAGAAATAAATCCATAATTTCCTTTTGAATAGAAAATCATCTCTGATTCTTTTGCTGAAATTATAACCCTACCACTATTAATTAATATTTGGTCTCCTTTTAATTCAGATGGATACTTTTGAAATGAAGATGGCTTTTGTTTAAAGTTAGTTGAACCACCATCATCTACAACTCCCGGTTGGAACTCTAACTTACGTTCACCCGCCGATAGTATAAGAGTACTACCATCTCTGTTTATATCTTCCAGTGTAGTATTTGCAAATTCAGTATTAGTTTGTGATAAATTATTTTCTCTATTTCTTATTGTTATGGTAGGCGATAACTTACCAGACGCATTATTATATCCACTAAGTCTAATTGATTGTCCGAATCTACTTTCTAATAAAGTATCCCCTTCATATAATTTTAATTTATGTATGGAGGTGGCTTTATCACTTTCAAAAGTATCTCCATATCCCTTATCTTCTCCACTACCCACATCGCTTTTATTAGCTATTCCAGTGTTAGCTGTAGAACTATAATCATCTCCTGTTTTCGAGTCATCCCCAGTATTTTTTAATCCTGAGAAAAATCTCTCTATTGCGTTCTCACTATTATCTACATTTGGTGTTAAATTATCATTACTCCTTC